TCCTGCTGGAAAGAATCACTTCTATGACCTATTTATGGAAGCTGAAAAGAGTGAAGATTGGGATACCTTCTCATTTAACTCAACAGATAACCCTTATATACCAGATGATGAGATAGAAGCTGCAAGAGACTCTATGTCTACTATGGCGTTTAGACAAGAATTTGAAGCATCCTTTGAAACCTTCTCTGGTGGTATCTTTAAAGAAGAATGGTTTATGCAAGGTGCTGAACCTGAACACGGAAACTACGTAATTGCTGTTGACCCTGCAGGTTTTGAAGCTTCTGAGAAAGAAAGAGGACTAAAATCCTCTAAATTAGACGAAACAGCCATTGCTATTGTTAAAGTAGATAGAGATAAGTGGTGGGTTAAGGATATTCTACACGGTAGATGGTCAATTAGAGAAACTGCTACTAAGATATTGAAGGCAGCAGAGGTAAATCAAGCTACTACTGTAGGTATTGAGACAGGTTCTTTGAAGAACGCTATTATGCCTTACCTAGAAGATGAGATGAGAGCCAGTAATCGCTTTGTACACATCTCTGAACTACGTCACGGTGGTAAAAAGAAGTCAGAACGCATCACTTGGTCCTTACAAGGACGTATGGAACACCAACAAATATCATTTAATGAAGATAAAGACTGGAGATTCTTCATGTCACAGATGATGGACTTCCCTTCACGTCTTTCACACGATGACCTCCTAGATGCCTTGTCCTATATAGACCAAGTGTCTATTGCAGACTTCGCTCATTCCATAGATATGGGTGATGATTGGGAGCCAGTTGATTTAATTTCAGGTTATTGATAAATTTAGTTGCTTTTATTGTTTACTTTATGATATATTACGCCTAAATTCCTAGAGATATCAAATACTTATGTTCGACAACAAAGACACACAGTATAAAGCCCTCGCTTCTTGGCTTACATATAGATTAGAAGGCTGGAGAAATCATAGAGATACAAACTATGTTACCCAGTGGGATGAATATTATCGCCTTTGGCGTGGTATTTGGATGCAATCGGATAAAACTAGAGATTCTGAGAAGTCTAGAATCATTTCTCCTGCTTTACAACAAGCAGTTGAGTCATCAGTTGCTGAATTAGAAGAAGCTACCTTTGGTAGAGGCAAGTGGTTTGATATTCAAGATGATGAATTAGACCAAGACAAGTCAGATGCTGAATATGTAAGAAACTTATTACAAGAAGACTTAGAAAAGACTGGTGTTAAAGATGCTGTCTGTGAGATATTCTTAAATGGTGCTATTTATGGTACTGGTATTGGTAAGATTGTTGTTGAGCAGACTATAGAAAGAACTCCTGCTGAAGTACCTGTTGATGGTACTATGACTACTACACGTCAATTAGTTGAAAGACCTGCTATTGATGTAAAGATTGAACCTATCTCACCTAAAGAGTTTTTAATTGACCCTTCTGCTAATTCTATTAATGAAGCATTAGGTGTAGCGCATGAAGTTATTAAACCTAGACACCATGTTGTCTCTGGTATTAAAGCTGGTATCTACCTTGATGTTCCTCTTGATGGTGATTACGATACTATTCGTTTTGGCTTCGACCCTGAGACTAAACAAGCTGATGAAAGTGATTCAGTTAAGATTACAGAGTACTGGGGTTTAGTTCCTAAGAGATTCTTAACAAAGTCTAAAGACCAAGATGACTTTGAATACACAAAAGAAGATGAATTAGTTGAAGCGGTAGTTACTATCGTTAATGACTCATATATTCTAAGAGCTGAAGAAAATGCCTTCATGATGGAAGATAGACCTTTCATTAGCTATCAACACGATATTGTTCCTAATAAGTTTTGGGGACGTGGTGTATGTGAAAAGGGATATAATCCTCAGAAAGCTTTAGACGCAGAGATGAGAGCAAGAATTGATTCTCTCGCATTAACAACCACCCCTATGATGGCAGCAGATGCTACTAGATTGCCTAGAGGTGTAAAGTTTGAGGTACGCCCAGGTAAAACTATACTAACGAATGGTAACCCACGCGATGCTTTAATGCCGTTGGACTTGGGTACCACAGACCAATCTACATTTGCACAGGTTGCCTCACTTCAAAATATGATTCAGATGGGTACTGGCTCTGCTGATGTTAGTTCTGCTGAAAGAGCTACCTCTTCAGGTATGTCAATGGCACAATCTGCTTCTATTAAGAGACAGAAACGTACCTTAATGAACTTCCAGAACACCTTCCTTATCCCAATGATTAATAAATCAATGTGGAGAAAGATACAGTTTGATGTTGAGCGTTATCCAGTAGCGGATTACAAGTTTGTACCATACTCTACTATGGGTATTATGGCTAAAGAGCTAGAAATGGCTCAGATGGTCCAGATGTTACAAGCTATCCCTAAGGATTCCCCTGCGTTTAACGTCATTTTATTATCAATGATGCAGAACTCATCTATTCACAACCGTGACCAGATTGTTCAACAGCTTATGCAAGGTAACCAACCTAATCCTGAGCAGCAACAGATGCAACAGATGGGTATGCAGTTACAAGTTGAACAAGCTCAAGCTGACATACAGAAGACTGTTGCTATGGCTGAAGAAGAAAGAGCTAAAGCTGCTAAGTGGTATGCTGAAGCACAAGAATTAGCACCAGATGAGCTTAAGTATCAAGAGAAAGCTCTTAAACTACAAGAGAAAGTAATGGGTCTAGAGAAAACTAAGGCTGATATTATGAATAAGAACTCTGAGACTGCTAGAAACGTACCAGAAGTAGACCACTTAAGGTCTGAGACTGCATTAAATATGGCAAACGCCAGAGCTACTGCAGCTAAAGTAAACATTAACACCTCTTATCAATGAAGGAAGACGCTCAATTCTTAAGAGATAGATTAGACTTATTCGAGACAGAAGGTTGGTTAGACCTTATGGAAGAATTAATAAACATAGAGAGTAGTGTACGAGACGTTGACACTATGACCGATGAAAAAGACCTTTGGCATGCTAAGGGTCAGTTGCAACAACTAGGCTTATTATTAAGCTTAGAAAGTGCAACTAAACTAGCGATGGATAACCTAGATAACTAGCCCCATCATAAAATAACTTCATAACCCTACGGGGCGGAGACTAAAGAAATGAGTATAGTAGTAGATGATGCACCACAGAGTGTAGAACAGGTAACAGAAACACAGGAAGTTACACAAGAGGTTCAACAAGAAGAGATTCAAGCTGAACCAACCTATGAAGCACCTGAGAAGTATGCTGGGAAGACATTAGAGGATGTGATAGGGATGCACCAAAATGCCGAAAAGGTACTAGGTTCACAAGGACAGACAGTTGGAGAGCAGCGGAAGCTCATCGAGCAACTTATGTCACAGTCACAAGCAAGTCAAACTGCTATGCCGACAGAAGAACCTGTCAATTTCGAGGATACATTCTACGATGACCCTGCTAAGGCAGTTAATTCAGCGATAGAGAACCACCCTGAGATTGTCAGAGCTAGAGAAGGTAATGTAAGGTCAGCTCAACAGGCTAACTTTACACAGTTAGAATCAACTCATCCTGATTTCATGGATGTTATTGGTAATAGCGACTTTCAAAAGTGGGTGGGAGAGAGTGGTATTCGTACCGAACTGTTCCGCAAAGCTGATAGTGAATATGATTTTAACTCTGCAAATGAATTGCTAGGGACTTGGAAACAAATCTCAATGATAGGCAAGACACAAGAAGTCAATAAAGCAGAGAAAGTCAAACGTCAAAAGGCAATGCGACAAACCAGTTCAGAGACTCGCTCTTCAGGAGATTCTGTTGGTGGTAAGAAGATGTATCGTAGAAGTGATTTAATCACACTACAAAGAACTGACCCATCTAAGTATGAGGCACTCGGTGACGAGATTATGCAAGCATACGTAGAGGGCAGGGTTAAATAAAACTCAATAACGGAGAAATAAAATGGCTTTCGGCGCATTACACACAACACTTGCTGTAGCTAACAATTTCGTCCCTGAACTTTGGTCGGATGAAGTTGTTGGTGCATATAAATCAAACTTAGTATTAGCTAATCTAGTAACTAAGCTGTCTCACAAAGGTAAGAAAGGTGATACTATTCACATTCCTAAGCCTACTCGTGGTTCAGCTTCTCAGAAAAACGCTAACGCTATGGTTACTTTATCTGCTGCAGTTAACACAAAAGTAGATATTAGTATTAACAAGCATTATGAATACTCAAAACTAATCGAAGACATCGCTGATGTTCAAGCTTTAGCTTCGATGCGTAAGTTTTACACTGAGGATGCTGGTTTTGCACTAGCTACTCAGGTAGATGATGACTTATTCACTGCTGCTCAAGCACTTAACGGTGGTACAGCGGTTTCAGGTGGTACAGGTGCTGCTGGTACTGCAACTGCTATTACTGATGCTGGTATCCGCAAGATGATTCTTGCTTTGGATAACAACGATGTTCCTATGGACGGTCGTGCATTAGTATTACCACCTATTGCTGCTTCAACTTTACTAGGTCTTGCTCGTTTCACTGAACAAGCATTTATTGGTGCAGGTGATGCAATCAAAACTGGTAAAATTGGTAACATCTATGGTATGGAAGTATTCGTATCATCAAACTGCCCTACTGCAGCTGCTACTCGTATCGGTGTATTACTACACAAAGATGCTTTAGTTCTTGCAGAACAGGTTGGCGTACGTACACAGACTCAGTACAAACAAGAATACTTAGGTGATTTGTTTACTGCTGACACTGTTTACGGTGTAGGTGAGCTTCGTGATAATGCTGGTATTCCTTTCGCAGTTCCTTCAGCGTAGTAATATTAGTTAGTTAAGCGTAACCCTTGTCTAGATGAGAGGGTTATTCTGAATTAATTAGGATTAGTTATGCCACTATTTACTTACAAATGTAAAAATGACCACGCTGAAGATAATATAGTATCATTCAGTAAACGTGAAGAACCACAAGTCTGCTCAGAATGTGGAGAACCTTCTTACTTTAAAACTACTTTCTGTACCACTTTTCAATACAACGAAAACTATAGTTCTTTCGCTGCAGATACGAAGAGATGGAAGCAGAGAGAAAACCATAGACTAGGAAAGGGTTAATTATGAGTATTGATAGAGGACACGGAATAGCAACATCTTCAGTTTTAGCGGACAGTTATGATTTAGATGCTTTAATTGCAGATACAGAGGCAGCTAAAGTAGCAGCCCTAGCAGCTAAGGTAGCAGCAGAGTTAGCAGAGACACACGCTGAAACTGCAGAGACTAATGCTGAGACAGCTGAGACTAATGCAGCGGCTTCAGCATCAAGTATCTTAGGTGCAGTATCATCTACAGCAGCTGATGTTGTTCTTACACACGCAGATGTAGTTCTTACTCACGCTGATGAATTATTGACTAGAGCTGATACAGTTCTTACTGCAGCAGATGTTGTTTCTGCAGAGGCAGATAAAGTACAGACAGGATTAGATAGAGCAGCGGTTGCAGCTGACTTAGTGCTTACTGATGCAGATACTACAGCTACAGCAGCAGATAGAGCAGCAGTAGCAGCAGACTTAGTATTAACTGCAGCAGACACAGTAGCCACAGCAGCGGATAAGGTAGCGACTAATGCTGACGTTATTCTAGCTGAGGCAGACAAGGTACAGACTGGATTAGATAGAACAGCTGTAGCGGCAGATTTGGTACTCACAGCAGCTGATACTGTAGCTACTGCAGCAGACAGAGTTGTGACTACTCAAGATGCATTAGATACTGCAGCAGATGTAGTATTAACTCACGCAGATGAATTACTGACTAGGGCTGACACAGTCCTTACAGCAGCTGATGTTGTATCTTCAGGTACTAATGCTACTAACGCAGCAAATAGTGCTACTACTGCAGCAGGATATGTTCCTAGCGCCACTGGTCATTCGGGTGAGTTCTTAACTACCGATGGTTCAACTAACAGCTGGGGAGCAGTAGATGCTCTTCCTGCTCAAGCTACACACGCAGGTAAATACTTAGGTACTGATGGTACTGACGCTACTTGGAACGCTCTAGACACAGATGCTAATACTACTACTAAAGGTATGTATGAGAACCACAGTGTAATCTCAGCTAACTATTCAATCACTGCTAATAACAACGCAATGAGCGCTGGACCAATCACAGTTAACTCTGGTATCACGGTCACAGTGCCTGCTACTTCAACTTGGACAATATTATGAGTGTAAAGATAAACAATTCAGCAGGTGGTAGTGTTACA